GCAGCGCGAGTTAAGCGAGGGACTAAAAAAGGAGGAGGCCGAGTTCAAGCACACGCTCCTGACCACGATCCGCGCGGCGGCGCTCGCGCGCAACCAGTACTGGACCGCGGCGGCGTGGCTCCTCGAGCGCAAGTACCCCGACGAGTACGGCAAGGCCGACCGCCGGCGCGACGAGGACGAGGGCGGCGACGCCCCGCGCATCGTGCTCGGCGTCGTGGCAAAGCCCGTGCAGGGGCGGCTGGACTTCTCCGCGGCCGGGGGCGACGGTTCTTCTCGCCCGGATGGTGACGCGGAAGGCGGGGGCACTTCTCGCCCGCGTGATGGCGAGGCGAGCGAGGAGGGCGCCGGGGATGGCGACTGACGCGAGCGAGCTGGTGATCCCGGCGTTCCACGACGTGCTGGGCGACGTGATGGCGCACGGGCACACGCACTACTGGCTGCACGGCGGGCGAGGGAGCACGAAGTCGAGCTTCGTGTCCGTGGCGATCGTGCTGCTACTCCTGGCGCGGCCGGAGGCGAACGCCGTGGTGGTGCGGCGGTTCTCGAATACGCTGAGGGACTCGGTGTTCGAGCAGGTGCAGTGGGCCATCGCGGAGCTGGGGCTGGAGAGGTGGTTTCGGGCGCGGGTGTCGCCGATGGAGCTGACGTACCTGCCGACCGGGCAGCGGATCGTGTTCCGCGGGGCGGACGACCCGCTGAAGCTGAAGGGCACGAAGTTCGGGCACGGGTACGCGGCCGTGGTGTGGTTCGAGGAGCTGGACCAGTTCGACGGCGTCGAGGCCGTGCGGAGCATCCTGAACTCCCTCCGGCGCGGCGGGGACGACTTCTGGATCTTCTACACGTACAACCCGCCGCGCACGCTGTGGAGCTGGGTGAACCGCGAGGAGCTGGAGCGCGAGCGGCGCGCGGACACGCTCGTGCGGCGCTCGAGCTACCTGGACGTGGTGGGGACGCACCCGGAGTGGCTGGGCGCGCCGTTCATCGAAGAGGCGGAGTACCTGCGGGACGTGGACGAGCGCGCGTGGCGGTCGGAATATCTGGGCGAGGTGACGGGGACCGGCGGGTCCGTGTTCGGCAACGTCGTAGGGCGGCGGCTGGGCGACGCGCAGTGTCGTGGGTTCTCTCGCACGCGAAACGGCGTGGACTGGGGGTGGTTCCCCGACCCGTGGAGGTTCGTGCGGTGCGGGTGGGTGCCCGGCGAGCGGCGGCTGTTCCTGTTCCAGGAGCTCTCGGCGAACCGCAAGACGCCGGCCGAGACCGGGGCCATGGCGGCCGAGGCGCTGACGTACGCGGACGAGCCCGGTGGCGATGCCTACCGGCACGACGAGCTGATATGGGCGGACGACACGCCGGACGGGAAGCAGTCGATGGCCGTGTGGCGACGCGAGCTGGGACTGCGGGTGCGGCCGGCGAGGAAGTCGAACATGCGGCGGCTCTCGTACGAGTGGCTGGCCGGCCTGAGGGAGATCGTCATAGACCCCGTGCGGTGCCCGCTGGCCTACGAGGAGTTCCGGCTCAAGGAGTTCGAGCGCGACCGCGACGGGACCTGGCTGGACGAGATCCCGGACGGGAACGACCACAGCATCGACGCCGTGAGGTACGCCATGATGGACGACGTGCTGAGGGGGGCGTAGGGGTTTCTCGACTGCCCCCTATAAGTCAATCCCCTCGTCTCTGAAGAAGAGGGAGATGGGATAGTTCTCTATCTGGGCCTTCTCGGCCTCCGTACAACGCTCAAGAAAGCGCCTTGCCATGTCCTCATCGCCCAAGAGCGCATAGGCGGCCGCCTGCACGTATCTCTCGTGGGTGTCTACGACGAGATTGCGGAGTAAATCCTTCTCGCCATCCTCAAGCTCTCGGCCTCTCTTGAGCGCCTGCATGAGGTTGAGGAGGTACGTCTGAGAATCAGCATCGAACTCGAAGAGCTTCCTGGCGAGGGTGGCTGCGCAGGCAAGGAGAGCTTGTGGCTGCTTTGCGCCCTTGTCATATGCCGATAGCATCTCCAGCACCTTCTGATTGAGAGGGGTCTGGTTTCCCGCCGTAACGGGGAACCGGTCAAGCTGCTCGGAGAACTTGTCGGGCTTCAGGTTCACCGCCTTCGCAAACTCCTCCTCTCCCAGGGCCATGAGCGCGGGCACTGGGTCGAAGCCGAGATCCTCGTCCACGGCCTTCTGGTCTGGGTAGCCAAAGACGAAGACGAGCCTGTCGGAGAGTATGTCGAGGAGCTCATACCCGCCCTCTTCCCGCTTCCTTGCAAGTGCGTAGACCTGCGATCCCTGGATGTTGAAGTTCACAACGGGCGACCTGAGCTCAACGCCTTCCAGCGGCTTTTTCTCCACGAAGACGGCATGCATGAAGCCCATGTCGTTCAGCTCCTTGGAGGTCATCTTCTCCGGGTCCCACTTGGCGGTTATCCCCAGCGCATCGAGCGTCTCCACGAATGGCCTGTACGCGTTAACAGCCTCCTCGAGCCGTCGGAGCGTCTCGTCTTCATCCTTCCCCTGCTCGATGCGGAGGAAGCTGTGTCCGTCGATGGCGAACGTACCCGACTGCAGGAACTCCTGGACGAACCGCGCCGTGTTGTAGCGCCTCCGGAAGTCGCCTGATATGGACCAAGTGAGCGAGACCTTGTTGTTGCTCTCCGAGAGGGTCATGCTCACGCCCTCGAACTCAATGCATGTTCCTTCCCTTTGGTCGCCGAACATCACCATGGTCGTGAGCTCGAAGCCACCAGCGGATACCGTGTGCTCTGTTCCCACGCCAAACATGCTGACGTCGCCAACCTTGCCGATGACGCGGGTGAGGCCGTCCTTAGTTGTGCCATAGACGTAAGGCCCGTCGCCCAGACCTGCCAGCGAGATGGGACTCTCCCCGCTGAACAGCTGGGACGTGAACGTGAAGGACGTGATGTCCGGGGGGAGCTCGAACTTGTCATCAAGGAATCCGTAGCCTGTGACCTCCGCGTTGAGCTGCGACTCGTGCTCACGGTGGAACTGGATGATTAGCCGTTTGGCTTCGCGCGGGTCGTCTGGGAAGGGCTTCACGCGCACCGAGGCCGTCTTCTGGCCATCTCGTGTGCCATCGAGGATTCTTGTGAGCTCGTAGGGGTGCAGCGCCGAGTAGTAGACCTGCCCCGGCCGTGCGTCCTTCTCGACCGCTACACAGAAGAGCAAGACACCGTGGAATACGTCAAGAAAGCGCCTGAGGTCGACCACGTCCATCGAGTACTTCACGAAGCCCCTCTTGTTGGTCCGGAGCTTCCTCGTTGTGCCCTTCACCTGGACGGTTACCTCGCCGGTAAGGTTTTCCTTGTTCAACTCGGGCGAGCTGTAGACCTCAATGGTGCCATCTACGAGGATGTTCTTGTCGTTCTCGTCCAGGTTCGGGTAGAGCGTGTCGCACTTCAGGATGATGCTTCTCACTGCATCGACGGCGACGCTCTCGATCCTTCTGTCGTCGGGAGTCTCGAATCTTGCCAAATGCTTCCTTTCCACAGTCCTTTGTTCACATGATTATATTCCCCTTGCTTTGTCCCGTATTCTCCCTGCCATTACGCGTAGTGCCCTGTGACGGGCTGGGATTATCGGGCCATCTTCTCCATTGAACGAGAAAGGGCTGGATATGGCCGAGGGACAGGACGAATACTGGGTGCCGGAGTGCGTGAGGGCGTACCTGAGGGGCGCGGGGTACTCGACGCGGGCGCTGGAGGACATGGAGCCGCACGTGCGGGAGTGGGACCGCTGGATGCGGGCCGTGGGCGAGTTCTACGACTACCGGGACACCGACGGGTTCGGCCGGGTGTACCAGGTGCACAGGCGCACGATAATGCCGGCGATGCGGGTGTGCCGGGAGTGGGGTTCTCTCCTTCTGGACGAGAAGACCGTGGTGGCCTGCGAGAGCCGGGAGTGCACCGACTGGCTGGCATCGCTCTTCTCGACCACGGGCTTCTGGGGAAGGGCCCAGGAGACCGTGGTTCGCGCGTTCGGGCTGGGGACCGGGGCTTTCGCCGTGTGGCTGGACGTGGGCCGCCGCCTGGTGCGCGTGCGCCACTACGACGCGCGCATGGTGGTGCCGCTGTCGTGGGACGCGGAGGGCGTGCGGGAGTGCGCGTTCGTCACGCGGTGCTTCTCGCGCGGCGCGCTTCTCGACCAGCTGCAGATGCACGTACTCGGACCCGCTGGCACTTATCACATAAGGACTGTTTGCTTCGACAAGGACGGGCGCGAGGCGAGCGTGCCGGGCGTCGCGCCCGAGGTTGAGACGGGCTCGGCGTTCCCCACCTTCGGCATCGTCCGTCCGGCGGTGCCCAACACGCGCGTGGACTTCTCGCCCTACGGGCAGTCGGTGTTCGCCGACGCCGTCGACGCCGTGCAGTCGGTGGACCTCGCATACGACGCGCTCATCAACGAGGTGGACGCGGGCAAGATGCGCGTGTTTCTCAGCGACGTGATGTTCGACCAGGAAAGGACGGCCGACGGGAAGAGGGTACCCATCCCCTTCGGCAAGGGCGACTGCACGGTGTTCAGGAAGGTCATGAGCACCGAGGACACGATCCAGGAGTTCGCCCCCGCGCTGCGCACCGAGGCGCAGGGCAAGGCGTTCAGGCTGGCCCTGCAGGTGCTGGGCGACCTCTGCGGCCTGGGCACGAACTACTTCGACTTGGACAACGTCGGCTACGTGAAGACGGCCACGGAGGTGTCGAGCGACAACTCGGCGCTCATGCGCAACATCCGCAAGAACGAGAACGCGCTCCAGGGCGCGCTCGCGGACGTCTCGCGGGCGGTGCTCTCGTGCGGCAGGCTCATGGGCGAGGCCCTTCCCGACGAGGGCGGCGTCTCGGTGATCTACGACGACTCGATCGTGCAGGACACGGCCGCCGAGAAGCGCCAGGACATGGAGGAGGTCGCCGCCGGGCTCGTGACGCGCGAGGAGTACCGCCGCAAGTGGTACGGGGAGGCGTCGGGATAGGGCGCCAGCGCGGCCGTCGACCATCGTCCGCGTGCGGGCCTCCCGCGCTGGGGACGGGTCACTGGTCGTGGGGACGGGACGCGCGTCCGGCAAGGCGTCGGTCGGGATGCCTTCGCGGTGCCGGGCCGGCGTGCGGGACGCGGCCACGTCCTGCCCCACCACCCCACGCGCCAGACGAGCCCGTGGACGCCTGCACCGCCGTCGCGGGAGCGGAGGGCGTGGAGCCGATGGGCGGGAGTGACGCGGGGCGTAGCGCGCAGAACGTGGGATTCGCGACAGGCCGGGGGCGACGGAGCGGGCTGGCTGAGCGCGGCGCCGGAGGCAGACGGCCGGAGCATGCGGGCCGAGCGCGGCGCCGGAGGCAGACGGGCGTAGCGCTGTGGCCGAGCGACGCGGCCGTAGGCA